TGGAGGATTTACCGAAATGAGCGAAAACTTTACACAAGAATAGCCTAGTTGGGGTGCTACAGGGCCTCAAGGTCAGGACGCACAAACTGCCTGCTTTTAGTCTTGTTTACCCCCTGTTTTCATGCAACCTTACTAAAAATCACGAAAAACCGTTATATATCAATGCTTTAAGTGTAGTAAGGTTGTAGTATATGAATTGTAATGACCTATCTAGTAAGGAGTAACATATTGATTTTACGGGCTTTTTTTTAGCAAGGTAATTACACACACCTTGCTAGCGGTTTGCTACTTTGCTAATCAAGGTTTTCATTGGCTCCCGGAGCCTAACCCGGTGTAGACTATTGACATTTACAGGAGAATGCGGTGATGACCCCTAAACAGGAGAAATTCGCCCAGCTTTACGTGGAGCTGGGTAGCGCTGCCGAAGCGTATCGGCAGTCTTATGACACCAGTCGGATGAAGCCTGAGAGCATTCATCGACGTGCTCACGGTCTTTTGGAGCACGTCAAGATTAAAGCAAGGATAGAAACGATTCGTGAAGCAGCACGTGAGCGCAATCTGGTGACAGTGGATTCATTGCTGGTTGAGCTGGAGCAAGCACGTCAGATTGCACTCGGTGCTGAAACGCCTCAGACAGCCGCTGCCGTTAGTGCGACCACGGGTAAGGCGAAGTTGGTGGGATTGGATAAGCAGATTCTTGACCTGCGCAGCGGTGACGGCTCCATGACCCCGCAACCCACTACCATCCAGATCGTGGTAGCAGATGACGACAGCACAGATTAAGCTCCCGCGTAAGTTAGTGCCCGTCTTCGCGCCAGCACGCGGCACAGTGAGGCACAGGGGCGCACATGGTGGACGCGGTAGCGGCAAGTCCTTCAACTTCGCCAAGATGGCAGCGGTGTTCGGCTATGCCGAGAAGCTGCGCATCCTGTGTACCCGTGAATTCCAGGTGAGCATCAAGGAGTCGTTTCACGCTGAGCTGAAGAACGCCATTGCGTCAGAGCCATGGTTGGCAGCGGCATACGATGTGGGCATTGACTACATCCGTGGTCACAACGGGACGGAATTCATTTTCCGTGGTCTTCGACACAATATGGGCAGTATCAAATCCATGGCTCAGATTGATATCTGCATTGTCGAAGAAGCGGAAGACGTGCCGGAAGCCAGTTGGATTGACCTGGAACCCACCATTCGTGCGCCTAAGTCTGAAATGTGGATCATCTGGAACCCACGCACTGATGGCAGTCCGGCAGACAAGCGATATATCAAGACGACACCGCCACGGTCGTGCATTGCGGAAATGAATTACTGGGACAATCCGTTTTTCCCTGTTGAGCTAGAAGAATTGCGCCAGCAGCAACGCGCTGCGTTTGACGATGCGACCCATGCGCATATCTGGGAAGGTCGATACCTGACCCGCACTGATGCACAAATCTTCGCTGGGAAGTATCATGTTGCTGAGTTCGAGCTTCACCAGAAGCTATGGGATGGACCATACTACGGATTGGATTTCGGTTTCAGCCAAGACCCGACAGCAGGTGTCAAGGCGTGGGTCCATGGGCGCAAGCTGTACATCGAATATGAAGCAGGACGCACGGGGCTGGAGCTAGATGACACAGCGGATTATCTGACACAGCGGATACCCGGTATTGGGTCTTCTGTGGTTCGCTGTGACAATGCCCGCCCTGAGTCAATCAGCTACATCAAGCGTAACGGTATGCCCAGGGCGAAGCCTTGCGAGAAGGGCAAGGGTAGCGTTGAAGACGGGATTGCATTCATCAAGAGCTTCGATGAAGTGGTGATCCACCCCCGGTGTGAACAGACCATCAGTGAGTTCCGCCTGTACAGTTACAAGGTGGACAGATTGTCCGGTGATGTGCTGGACACTATAGTGGACTCAAACAACCACTTCATTGACGCACTGCGTTATGCGCTGGAGCCAATCATGAAGGGGACAAGCATCAACTACAGGAAATTACTATGAGCAAGTTCTTGGATGGCCTCACCAGCGTGGTGAATCAATTGGTCAATCGACGCAGTGTGCATAACACCAGCGTGGTTGAGCGTAACCGAATGAGTGATCAGGAGATGTGTGCTTTTCTGGTCACGGGGCTGGGCAGCAAGATTGTTCGCCTCAAGACCGGGTACGCGCTCAATGACACGCTCACCTTCACCGATGACGCACAGAAGGCGATGTACAACCGCCACCTTCAGAAGTCCGTGAAGCGTGCTGTCAAGTTTGCCCTGGCGTTTGGACGCGGGATCATCGTTCTCAATGAACGCGGTGAAGACCTGTACACCCCGCGCACGCGACCTGTGGACATGGAGCGCACCCGCTTCAGTGTCTTCAGTGGGGACATGGTGACCGCGATGGACGTGAGCATTGACCTCACGGACGAACGCTACATGAAGCCCCGTTACTACGTGGTCAACGGTCATAACTTCCATCATACTCGCGTCATTGACTTTACCTACGTGGAGCCTGCTGAACAGGACGCAGCGTTGTACAAGTACGGCGGCGTCAGTGAGTTCGAGCTGATCCGCAATCAGATCGTCAATGATGGTGTGGTGGAACGCGCCAGCGGTGCCATCGTGGAGAAGAACGCCACGGTGTTCCATAAGATCAAGGGCTTCAAGGAGTCATTGGCTGCGGGGCAGGACAAGGAGTTGGTAGACTACTATGGCAAGCTGGCTGACCTGCGATCCATCTACGGTGACGGTATCATTGATGCTGAGGATGATGTGGTTAGTGTGGCCCAGGCGCTCACCAACCTTGCGGATGTGGATCAAATCACCCTGCGTCGTCTCGCCATGGTGACAGGCATCCCGTTGTCTGTGCTGGTGGGTGAGAACGTGAAGGGGCTGAATAGCAGCGGTGAGCAGGAGCGCCAGACCTTCCAGGACACGATTGAGAACCTTCAGTTCGATTACTTCATCGACCCCATCTGCGAGCTGGTGAAGGCATGTGGCATGGAGCCTGTGGACTTTGCCGAGAATCAAGGCGGCAGCGCTCAGGAGCGTTTGAACTTCGAGCAGACCGCTATCCAAAATGCCCGCTTCCTGTGGGAGATGGGGGAAGACTACCGCCATTACCTGAGCCAGAATGAAATCATCGTCAAGGACAAGTTCAAGGAGATGTTCCCCGATGGCGAATGATATCAAGCAGCCCAGCAGCCCACGCGCTCAGGAAAACGAGTTCGAGGATATACTTGAATTCATGGTGCAGCAGATTACGCAGCGGTTTGAGAACAACGTAATCAAGGAGCTGAATCAGTCTACCGTGGAGAAGTTCACCGATGCGGCACCTGGCGGCAATTACGCCAAGGTGCTTGTGACTCTGGCGAATCGGACACGCCGCAAGATTCGAAAGCAGTTCGACAACGAGCGCATTGAAGCGATGGTGGCGGATACCTTGCGCAAGGTAGACAAGCGCCAGCAGCAGCAGCTCTATGCCGCCGTGGAGAAGGCCATAGGCGTCAGCACCGTGCAACTGGCGGCACGTGAGGGCATGACCTACACCATCAATGCGCTGGTGATGGAAACGGCTCAGTGGGTCAAGAAGCTGCGAGATGAAACCCTGGAGACGTTCACCGACAACACGCTTCACGCGATGACGACCGGTGACAGCCTGTCAACCATCATGGAGCAGTTCAAGGACGTTGCCGAGAAGCGCAAGAATCACGCGAAGTACCTGGCTCACAACCAGATTCAGAATTTCAACAGCATCACCAGTAAGATCAGGGTGCAGAAGCTGGGCATCAAGAAAGCCGTGTGGGAGACAGCCGGTGACGAATCCGTCAGGCCATCCCATGCAGACCGCGACGGGAAGGAGTTCAACATTGGCGAAGGGCTGTACAGCAGCCTGGACGGTGAGCACCTGATTCCTGGCGTCGATCACAATTGCCGTTGCACAGCACGGTACGTACTCGAAGACGAAGAAGAGGATTGATACCATGGGACGCTTTACTTATTCTGGCAGGAATTGCCCACTGTCTAGTGGTTGTTCTTGACGCTCTGTTACCATACACTTAGATTCATGTAAACCAATTTGGCGCGAGACTCATGAAACACACATTGATTGGCAGCTTCAATGATTCTGTCACCTGGAACGGTGAAGAGAAGACCACCGTGTCTGTGCGTGATGGCGTTCTTGAGTACCTTGGCGCTGAACTTGGTCTGGAACCTGCCGAGAAGACATTCACCGTGTACCGCTCCCCTGCCACGATTGCCCGTGCCAATACCGCCATGAATGGTGTGCCATTGACGGACGAGCATGTGACCGTGGGGCATGACGTGAAGAGCCCAGTAGGTTCGGTGCTGGATTCCGAGATTATCGACTTCATTGACGAAAACACTTCTTCCCACTTGGCATTGCGTAATCGTGTTAGGATCACTGACGCTATCAGCGGGGCGCTGAAAACCGGGAAACGACAGTTGTCATTGGGCTACAATGCCAACTTGGTTCCTCATGAGCGCTTCGACTTTGAGCAAGTGAACATTCAGCCGCACCATTTGGCTGTTGTACCGGCTGGCCGTTGTGGTTCGGCCTGCTCTTTTATTGACCGACAACCAACCGAGGTAGAACCTATGAAGACCAAGCAGAAAACCGGGGATCAGCCGGAACTGCACACGGCTTTCGTGGATGCCGAGGGTCAGCCGAATCTGCAACAGATCGTGGAGATTGCGCAGCAGCTACCCGAAGCCCTGAAGTCTGTCCCGATGGACAAGCTGCAAGAGCTCATGCCGACCTTGCAGGAAATCATTTCCATGGGTGGTGCCCCTGCACCGGCTGCTGAAGAGCCTGCCCTGGAGAATGAAGAAACCCCTGCTGAGGAAGAGCCGATGGAAGACGAGAAGCCGTCAGCACCGGTGACGGATACCGCCGAGTTCAAGGATGCGGTGAATTCCGCGATCCGGCGTCACACTGAGGTCATCGAGAAAGCGAAGACGTTTGTCGATGAATCCTATCAGTTTGCTGGCAAGGCAACTGACCAGATCATGCGCGATGCCCTGGCGGTCGAGCATGGTAAGCAGGAGTTCTCCGATGCTGAACTGTCGGTTGCCTTCAAGCTGCTGAAGAAAACTGGTACTGACCTGCGCACTTTCGGCGATGCGTCACCGAGTGCTGGTAAGTTCTCACCCATCGCTGACAAGGAGCTGTAATCATGGCTTTCGAAACTGGATACCTTGACGATCCGCAAAAGGTTGGAGCCGGTGAACGCTTCGGCAACAACAACATCGTCCTGACTGCCCGCACGTTTGAAAATGGCCTGAAAGTGGGTCACTTCGCCAAGCTGGACACGGGTTCTCTGGACAACCTGGACACTTCTGCCACCCCTGTCATTGCAGGCGTGGTGCTGCGTAACCCCGCTGCCCCTGTGGAAGACGGCGCAACCGTCGATGCCAACCTGTATGGTCAGGTTGAGTATATCCGTCAGGGTCTGGTCACTGTGCGTGTTGCCACGGGGGAAACCCCGGCGCAATTCGGTGCTGTGTATGCGGACAACGCGACCGGTGAAGCCACCGCTACAGACACCGATATCGCGGTGTCTGGTGAGTTCATCGAAGAAGTTCAAGATGGCGTCTGGCTCATTCGCCTGTATTAAGGAGGCATTCAATGAAACTCGGTAATCTGTACGACCTGGCCTCCTTTGAGGCGTTCTGCGACTCTGCCAGCCAGCGGGGCTTCACTGACGCCTATGCTGGTACTGTGTTAGCTCGCAACCTGACCACGATTGATCCGCGTGTGTTCGAGAAGAAGTATCCCGAACTGGCGCTGATGAACTCCGGTATCGAAGCGGACAACTCAGGCGGCTATGCCCGTCGCATCCAGTCCCTGCGTCTACAAGACCTTGGTGGGTTCACCACCAGTGGCGATGCGTCCGACAACAAGGGCCAGATCAGCCTGGCGGGTGAAGACTCCTTCCTGCGTGTCGTGGAGCGTGAATCACACTCCAAGTGGACGGACTCTGAAATCCGTGAAGCTGAGCTTCAGGGCATCAACCTGCCGCAACGCTACGTCCAGGCTCACAACCGCATCTACATGCGCGAAGTGGACCAGATTGGTCTGGTGGGCGAGATTGGCAACGAAGGTCTGCTGAACTACAGCGGCTTCGCGGCTGACTCCGCCGGTGGCGCTATCGGTACGCTCACCGCTCAGGAGAAGCACGACGCCTTTGCGGATGGCATCACTACCCAACGCAACGCGGTGAACAACACCCCGGAGTACAGCGTCAATCGTGTCGTCACTTCTGTTGAAGTGCTGAACGACCTGGCTGCTACCATTCTGGACACCGCTGCGGGTAGCATGAGCGTCCTGTCTGCGCTGCGGGCCAACTTCCCTGACGTGACCTTCATGTCCAGCTTCCGCGCTGGTAATGTCGGCGGCACGTCTGCCACGGTGTTCTATAGCAACAACACCGAGGTCATGAAGATGCGCATCCCGCAACCGCTCACCATCGGTGAAATCATCAAGCTGGGTTCTTTTGACTTCCAGGTAGACAGCAAGTACCGCATTGCTGGCCTGGACGTGCTGGAAGACACTGGCGGTTTCATCCTCACTGGCCTGTAAGCCTGTGCGCCCCGGCAACGGGGCGTATCTACTTCAAGGAGTTTACCATGACTGAAGAAAATCAGACCGAAGCCCCGAAGCCCCGGCACACTGCGAAAGCCAAGCAGCCGGAACATGGCATCAAGAACATGCGTTCTGGTGACATGAATCTTGGCGGAATGCTGTTCCTCAAGCCGGGTCAGGTAGTCGAGCTGACTGCTGACCACAAGAAGAACAAGCGCATCATGAAGAAGATCGAACACGGTGTGAAGACTGGCGTTCTGGCTGAGGTGTAACCCATGGCACTGATCGATGACTTCAAGGCGCGTTTCCCTGAGTTCGACACCGCTGTTGTCGATCAGTACCTTCCTGTTCTTGAAGACGTGTGGCCGTGCTACTACGGTCAGGCGTATGCCGCATGCAACAAGGAGATCGTGCTGAACCTTGTTGCTCACCTGCTGGTGATCCAGTCTGCCCCGAGTACAGCCCCCATCAAGGAAGAGTCCAGCCGCTCAGTCGGTAGCGTGTCCGTGAGCTTTGAATCACGTGCTGCCGGTAGTAATTTGAGTGACTTTTTCGGCTCAACCAAGTATGGTCAGATGTATCTCATGCTGACTTCGACTCGTAGACGTGCCTTCTTTGTTTGATCGTTGCCGCCTGTGTGCCTTCGCCCCGTCTCCCCACGGGGCTTTTTTCGTCTAGACTTGGACTTATGAGTACACCTGAAGAAACCAAGAAGTTGATGGACAACTACCTGAAGGAACTTGAACGGGCAGTTGATGCATCGGTGAAAGTGGGCCTGCCTTCCGATAAGGTGGGCAGCGATGTCTATGGCGACGGTGTGACGATCATGCAGGTTGGTGCGCAGCATGAATACGGCACTGAGAAAATGCCTTCCCGTTCGTTCCTGCGCGTGCCGTTCGACCTCAAGCGTGACGAGATCAACAACTTCATCGGCCTGCAATTCAAGAAGGTCCTGGAAGACAAGCGATCCGCCAATGATGCCATGGAGCTTGTAGGCGTGAAGGCCACCAACATCAGCAAGGCGGCTTTCCGCAATAACGGTTATGGTCAGTGGGCACCGTTGGCGGAAAGCACGAAAGAGATCAAACAAGAAGCCGGGAAGACAACGCCGCTGGTGTGGTCTGGCATCCTGCGCAATTCCATCACTTGGGGCATCGAGTAATGTTGCCGAACGTCAGTAGCGCCCTGCTGGGCTGGACACAACCGGTGCTGGTCAAGACCGTCACCACAACCACGGTGGACTTCGTGGAGACGGAAGTGGTCACCGGTGAAACAGTGCAGGCTGTGGTCCAACCCACCAAGAAGACCACCCTGAATGCCGATACCTTGGATTGGTCACAGCCTCACATCACCCTGCACAGTCAAACACTGTTATCATTGGGTCAGCTTGTCGAGCGCAACGGTGCAGATTACAAGGTGGTTGAGGTGCAGGACTGGACGGATTACGGCTACTGTGAGGCTGTCTGCGAGGCCACACGGCGGCCTGTGGTTGAGGTGACACCATGAACCCGCTGATCCTGCCGGCGCTGGTCATACGCGACCTCCTGCCCCATCCTGAAGAGCTGATTCGCTTCGGGCGACTGAATGAGGAACGCGAGTGGTTCAGCGACGATTACATTGTGGTGGATCGTCTTGCACCGGGGCAGCCGATAACCCGAAGTGAGCGTTATGACGGTGTTGAGGAAGAGTTGACGCTTTCCACCAGGATGCGCCAGCCCGTGACAATAGATTTCTTTGGCGAGAACGCATACACTAACGCAGAGAAATTGCAACTGTTACTCAAATCTGATAAATCACTGGACCTGCAAGAGCAATATGCTGTGACAGTGGGCGGTGTGAATCAGATCACTGACGTAAAGGCGCTGACTGGTCAGCAATATGGCAACCGCGTGCAAGTGGAGCTTGTCATTCAATACAGCCCGTCTATCACCCTTGACGTATTGAGGATTGATACGGCGGTTGTTGAAACAATGTCGGATTGAGGATCTATCAATGAGTGCTAGTATCACGAATATCATCAACGTCGCTCTCATTCCTGAGGGACAAGCAGCGGCACGCGACAACATGAACGTTGCCTGTCTCATGACGAGTGAGCAGGGCGTTCTGTCATCCGCTGAGCGCTTCCGCGCTTATCGCAGCGCCCAGGCTGTGGAAGCTGATTGGGGCACTGCAAGCGCTGTGTCTCAGTACGCTGCCACCTTCTTCGGCACGCAGCCCAACGCGGTGAACTTCGGCGGCTCCCTGATCGTCGGATATTACCGGGGGCAAGCGGAAACCGTACCAGCTACGTCCGCGACTCTCTCCGGTGTGCAGCTTTCCGAACCGTCCACCCTGCAAACACTGAACACCGTGGACAACGGTTCCTTCATTGTTGAAGTCGATGGTGTTGAACAGACGGTTGCAAGCCTGGATTTCCGCACTGCCATCAGCTTCGATGACGTTGCTGAGATCATCGATACCGAACTGACCGGTGCCACCTTCGAGCACGTGAACGGTCGATTCATCCTGACCAGCAGCACCACGGGCGCTACGTCCACGCTGGGTTATTTCACCCCTGAGGGTGCAGGCGAGTTCATCGGTGACATTCTGGCGCTGTCTGACGGCTCTGGCGCGTCTCTGGTGCAGGGTGCCGATGAAGAAGTGTTGGCGGTTGAAGACAAGCTGGAAGGTCTAAGCGCCGTCAAGGCGGAAGTGAACTTCAAGGGCGTGTGCTTCATTGACCGCGTGCTGGATGCGGAAGTGCCGACCATCGCCGCATGGGCAGGCGCAAACTCCGTGCTGGTCTACAACGTCTTCAGCGGTTCAACCTACCTGGAGGTATCCACCGATAACCCGGTGTGGCAGGTGCGTCTTGCCAGTCAGAATGAGTTCCGCTGCCTGTACAGCAAAGCAGGTAACCGCAAGCTGGCAGTGACCTACATGGCGCGGGCGCACACAGTGAAC